TCAGTCTTCCAGAAGACGAGCGGCGGGATTCGTCGTGGCTCCACCGGCCTGAAAATACCCCACGACACTCGACACCGACCGATGCTCGGTCAGTTGCATGATCGCTGGCAGCGCCATGCCCTGGCGGCTGGCCTCGGTCACGAACCCCGACCGCAGGCTGTGACCCCCAAAATCCCCCTCCAGCCCCGCCAGGCGTGCCCGCCGCTGCACGATCTCACCCACGGCGGCTGGGGACAGGGCAGGGCCGACCCGCTGCTTCCACAGCCGCCGGAAGATAGCCCCCTCGGTGAGGTTTGAGGCATCCAGCCAGTACTGGAGGGCGAGGGCGGCCCGATCGAGCACCGGCTTATCCGGGGTCGAGGTGGCCGTAACCCCGGCCTGCCGGGTCTTGCTGTGCTCCAGCCGGTAGATATAGCCCGCCTCGCCAATCCGGCGCAGGTCGCGCAGGTCGGCAGCGGCGATCTCGCTACGCCGGCGGCCGCCACTGGCAAACCCGAAGCAAAGTAGGGCGCGATCCCGAATTCCTTCCAGGCTATCGTCGCACGTGGCCAACATAGCCTCCAGCTCGGCCAGGGTGATTGCAGTCTTCTTGCGTGGGCGCTCGCCGCGCTTGACCGCGGCCCGCGCCGCGCGACTGAGTACGGTGCGGATTGCCGGCTGCTCGCAGGGATTGGCCACTTGCTTGAGTCGGTGCGCGGTGGACAGCACGGCAACGCGGTGGCGCACGGTGGCCAAGGTCCACGGGCCGACCTTGGCCTTGAGGCCAGCGGCCACCAAGGCCTGGTCGACGGCTGGTGGAAGTTCCCATGCCAACTCGCCATCGATCGAGCGGCGCTGTACGTGATCGACTACGAACTGGAGCACGGTGGCCTCGGGTACCGGCAAGGCCAACTCGATGCCGTAGCGCGCCGCATGCCAGCCAGCCCAGTAGCGCAGGGCGCTGGTGTAGCTGCGGGTGGTGTTCTCAGCCGCGGCTTCGGCCAGCAGCTCGCGGACCGCATCAGCAGCCTGTCGGGCCAGCTGTTCGGGCAGGGCTAGGTTGGTAGCCGCCGCGGAGAGCATGGGAATTGTAGAAAGATCTTTCATACTATGTAATGTACGCTACGCTGAGAGGAGCGTACCCTCGATAATCATCACTTATCGCCAGTAGGGAATCAACGGGGCAGGGTGCCCATACAGGAGGCAATTCTATGGCTCGCGGCATCACCGAATCCGACGTTCACACGGCTGCTGACGAACTGTCGCCAGCGGCGAGCGACCAACGGTAGAGCGCATCCGCGGCCACCTTGGTACGGGGTCACCCAACACGGTGACGCGCTGGCTCGAGACTTGGTGGAGAAATCTAGGCACTCGTTTGCAGCCGGAGCGACCAGATCTGAAGGACGCTCCTGCCGTTCTTGCGGAGCTCGCCGGGCAGTGGTGGGCGCTGGCCCTACAGCATGCTCGAGACGCGGCCCTGGAAGACCTGGCCGAGGCCAGGCGGGAGCTCTCAGCTGAGCGCGAAGAGCACCACCGTCAGCAGGAGGAGTTAGCAAAACAGGCGAGCGAGATGCGCTCTCTTTCAGAGGCAGCCGATCTCTCGGAGAAGCTTGCCACTGCACGTGCGACAGAACTTCAGAGACTAGTGGAGCAACTCCATGCCCAGATCGGCGAGCTGAAGCAACAACTGAAATCTAGTCATCAGCGTGTGGAACTGCTGGAGGCAGCGCGGGATTCACTTGACGCTAGGGTGCAGGAAGTCCAGGAGTCGGCGAGATCTGAGCGAGAATCGCTTGGCCAGTACGTCAGATCTGCCGAGGATCGAGCTCTACGCGACGTAGATCAGGCGCGGCAAGAAGTCAGACTGCTGCAAGCGCAGCTTGCTGCGACGGTAAAGAAACACGCCGGCATTGAGGCGGACCTCCGGCATGCCGTGGAGCGAGCGCAAGCCGCAGCCAGTTCGGCAACCGCTGAGGCGGACAACCAGCGCGGAAGGAGCACCGCGCTCGAGCAGCAACTTGCGAGGCTCCAAAGTCTGCCCGCCGAATTCGAGGCAGCGCTTCGGCGAAATCAGCAAGCTCAAAAATCGCCTAAAAAAGCTTCAAAACGAGCTAAGAAGGCCACGCCCAAGGCACCATAGGCTCACGTGAGTGTCTTCCGCTGCGCGGCAGCGGCGATTGCGGCGCGAACTTCAGTGATCACTTGGGCGTGCGGAATCGTCGGCCTACTGTCGGCCAGGGCGCGCTCGACCTTTGCCTGGAACCACTGAGTGTGGCTCTTTGCCTTTTCAGCAAAGTCCTCAGCAGAGCCACATTCGGGGGGTCGGGCATTAGGCTTGTCCATTATCAGAGCGTACCCCAATTTCTTCGGGGTGCCTTATAGGCATTCGGAACTATGGAGAAGGCGCCTGGGCGAACGCTCCTATGCGGCCACACTGTTTCCCTAGATGCTGTCATCTGAGCAAAAAAAACCTCAATGAAATCAATGGCTGGCAGGGTTAAGGGTAAAATTGACAACAATTAGGAAAGCCGACAAGCACCAGCTTCAGCCGACCCAGGTAGTACCGGGCAGCATTTAACATAATATACAGAATCTGCACTTTGACCCTGCGCAAAGCCTTGTCCCGCAAGGGTTTCAGCCTTCGCCGCACCAGGTGCAGTGATGCAGACCAGCGCGACCACCGCAGCGGCCGCGCTCACCCTGTCCAAGATCAAACGCCATAGGGCGCGCTCGGTTGTCGACGTGGCCCGCTCGGCGTGAATCATGGCCATCCACGTGGTCCCGTCGATCTTGGCCATCGCGCAAATCTGCGCAATTCGCTCATCCGAGATAGGGGTATCGCCCTTCCGCCAACGCGAAATTAGCGAGCGCGTGACGCCCACGCGTTCGGCCAATGCGATGTCCGACCCGAGATTTAAGCGGTTTTTCACGTTGTCAAGTAGTTCGTTGACGGCGGACATTGCGGCTCCTGTTGATCGATCAGTTGACACGTGTTTCCCGATCAGTTTACATCGCCCCCGTTGAGTGATCACTCAACACCCGCCAGCCGGTCCCCCTAGGCCGCTGGCGGGGATCTAGGGGCTAGGGGGTGGGGATTGCCATGGAAGACTTCTTCGTAGCGCTTGGGGCAGGTGTGCTGCTCATGGCGTTCCTGTTCTGGCTCCGATTCTTTCTTCGCCAGGGCAACGGTGGCTGCAAGTGAGCGCCGTCGTCTGCATCGTCTCCCTGATTGCCGCGTGCATGTGCATTGCCTTCGGCGTTGTGCGGCTTGGCAACTGGCTCATCGACCGCCGCGAGCAGGGCAGGGCGCGCGCAATCCGTGATGCCGCATTCGTCGCCCAGGCATCCGCAGAGGTGCGCCGATGATCTTCCTCGTTCCCATCTCGCTTGCCGCCATCTTCTGGTGGTTCAAGTACGTGCGTAATGGCAGGGGTCCGTTCGAATGAGCGGCCATTGCAATTTCTGCGGCGACCCCACCTCCTACTTCTTCCCGGGCGGCTTGTGCGCTGCCTGCACGGGCAAGAACGCCCGTATCAAGCTCGACGCCGCACCCCCTCAAGCCGCGCCTGCAGTCGTCGCCTTTGACGCATCCATGGGCGTCCTGCACGCCGCTGCGCGTCGTACCGAAATGGCCGCGACCAAGGTGCAGCAGCACGGATTTTCAGCGGCGGCCGGAGGCCGACGCCTTGGGCTTGTCCATTCTTCAACAAGTGACACGCGACGCGTGTCTCTCACGCTCGACCCGAACCATATTCGGGCGCTGCGTTTGAAAAAGTCAGTGATTACCGGAGCACGTCTTCATGACCAAGAGGCGAAACAAGGGTCGTTCCGTGGAGCGTGGTACATGCTCACCACGACTTACCGAAACGGAGGTGACGTTGGCCCTCGTGACATTAGCGAGACACTTAAGCGCATCCGGGGCTTCTTCAATCGAGCTGTCCGACTTCGCTACCGGGGATACCGTCCGCGTTTCCGTTACCTCTGGGTCGGTGAACTCACTAAAGCCGGTGTGCCCCATTACCACGTTCTGATCTGGATTCCCCGTGGAATCTTCATCCCTAAGGCAGACAGGGCAGGGTGGTGGCCGCACGGTCACACAAAGATCGAGAAGGCGCGCAACGCGGTTGGCTATCTCGCCAAGTACGCAAGCAAGTTCGTCCCCGATATGGCAGCAGCGTTTCCCAAGGGATTCCGCACGCACGCTGTCGGTGGCCTGGACAACGAATCAAAGCGCGAACTGCGTTGGTGGAAAGCACCCAAGGCAGCGCGTGACGTCCTCGGCGCGATAGCCGACATCCGCAAGGCCCTCGGCGGCTACGTGGACAAGATCACCGGCGAATTCTGGCCCTCGCCGTGGAAGGTCATCACAGACAGGGGCCGGATCATCGTATGGAAATTGGAGATACCCGCATGAGCAAGATCCTCGTTCGCAGCACCACCGTCACGCCCCGCGAAATCACCACCAAGAACGGCACCAAGATGGTGTTTCGTGAGCAGTCCGCTGCCATCCTCAAGGACGGTGAAGACTTCCCGCACCCGTTCCGCCTGACGCTTGATGACACGCAAGCGCCTTACCCGGCTGGCGAGTACCTCGTTGACGCTGCCAGCTTCAAGGTCGGCAATTTCGAGAACCTCGAAGTCGGCCGCCGCGTCGTCCTTGTCCCCGCGCAGCCGGCTGCCGCCGCCCCGGCCGCCAAGTAACCCATCACCGCCGACGACCGTGCTTTAGCGCGGGCGTCGGCCACAGGAGTTCCCATGGAAGAGACCGTGTTGACCGTGTACTGCAAACAGGCGGATTTCGACGCCTCAACTGGTCAGTGCGCGTACCCCTTCTATGGTCCAGCGCCGATGCTACTGCCGCCCATCGACGTTTCCGAAGGCCTCGCACTGTCAGCGGCAATCGCTGGCATGTGGGGGGTCGGCTACATGATCCGGCAAGCACGCCGGGTTTCAGGCGGTTAATCCCACTGTGAGAGAGAGAGTAGAGCCATGAAGAAGTTCAACGTTGCCAAGAAGTTCAACCTGCGCAGCAAGCTGGCTGCGGCTTCCGCCGTCGCCATGACCGCAGCCATGACCGGTCCGGCGTTCGCTGGCGAGCTGGCCGAGGCTGCCACCAGCGGCATGGACAAGTCCGAGCTCATGCTCATTGGCGTGGCCGTGCTGGCGGTCAGCGGTGTCATCTTCCTGATCCGCGCCGGTCGCAAGACCGCTGGTGGCTGAGTCCAGTTCGACCGTAGGGGCGGGGTAACCCGCCCCTTTTTTTTGCAAGGGGAATTGCAATGGCCTATGCAGGATATTTCGTGATGATTGGCATGCTGGGGGCGATATGGCTTGCACTGGACAGCTGACGCTTTTGCTTGCCCGCGTTTTCGCTCATGCCATTGTCCGCCGTGCTGCGCTCGCTCTGATCGGACTTGCACTAGGCATGGCTGTCATGTCAGCTGCGGAGGCAAGCACCTATCCTGATCAGGGGTCTGCGTTCTCTGGCTGCATGGCAGAAATGCAACGCGAAGTTTCAAGAGGCGATGATGGCAGGAGGCGCGCTCCTGTTAGCGCATGCCCCCTAATCAATCCGACTACACCCACGCCCGGTTATCGCTGCCGCTTCGAGTACAGGAGCAGCCCCACTGCCAATGACTGGGCATCCGGCGATTGCGCGGACTATTTCCACAGCTATCCCCGCGAGAACAGCTGCGCCGCTCAGGGCAACTACACCGGCACCGGGCCATGGTCATCGGGTGGATCTGCACGCAATGGCAGCATTGGCTGCAGAAAGGGCTGTGACGGCATGTGGAGTTCAAATTCAGATGGCAGCATGACGTTCACTCCCACCGGAATGACCTGTCCGCCTGATGAGGAAAAGAACTGCTCACTCATGGGCGACGGTTACTACTGGAACGCCCTTCTCAAGGTTTGCGAGCCGCCTCAAGGCAAATGCCCAGGTGGCACCCGTCCAAATTCGCTGGGAAAGTGCGCGCCAGAGCCATGCCCGGATGGCATGGCCCAGCAGGTTGACGGCACCTGCAAGAACAAAGACAACGAATGCCCGGCGGGCCAGGTCAAGTCGCCTGACGGCAAGTGCCTGCCCGGCGAAGGTCAGTGTGCGGCAGGCGAGGCGCGGGGCAAGGACGGCACGTGCAAGCGCGACAGCAACAACGATGGCGAGCCTGATGAGGGTGAGGAAGAGGGCGAAGGTCCCGATGGTGAAAAGATCAAGGAAAGTTTCGGTGGTGGCGACGATTGCAGCGCACCTCCTTCGTGCAGCGGCTCGCCCATCCTCTGCGGCATGACCCGCATTCAATGGCGCATCGACTGCAACACCCGTAAGAATCGCAACATCGCCGGTGGCTCGTGTGCCGCGATGCCGGTGTGTACCGGTGAGAAGTGCGACGCGGTGGAGTACAGCGGCCTCCTGATGCAGTGGCGTACCGCATGCGCTTTGGAGAAGCTCGCGGGTCAGGGCAGCGCTAGCGGCCAACCTGAGTGGACCAAGGTGGGTGGCATGTCCACCGATCCCGGCGTTGGCGCCTCGCCTGATGATACGAAGGTGCTGACTACCAAGAAGGTCGGCATTGCCGACTTAGACCAGTCGGGTATCGGCGGCGGCGGTTCCTGTGTGGGTTTCGCACCAGCAGGCGGTGGCACAGGTATGTCGTCGGGCTTCCTCGCAACGCTGGCGTCGCCCCCCGCCTTCTTCTGCCAGTACATCGCATGGATCAGAGCCGTGATCGTCACGATGGCTGCGGCTGCGTCCGCAATCATCCTTGCCCGTGGAGGTAACTGATGCCTCAGATCATCTTGGCCCTCGTGGCCATGCTCATTTCAGCCCTGCGGCAGTACCTGCCGGGCATCATCGGCCGCGTCCTTCTTGCCCTCGGCATCGGTTTCGTGACGCATGAGGTCGCCATGCCAGCCCTCAAGAGCTTCGTTGAGAGTCAGTACGGCCAGCTTCCGCCCATCCTTCAGGCCTATTGGGGTGCAACTGGAATCGGCATCGCGATAACCATGCTGCTCTCTGCGTGGATCGCCGGTCGCACTCAAAAGGCTGTCCTCAGCAAACTGGAGACTAAGTAATGGCGCTGTATCTCGTAACAGGCCAGCCCGGCCACGGAAAGACTGCCTACGCCCTGGACAAAGCGTTCAAATTCCAGAAGGAGGGCAGGGCCATCTATGCTCACGGCGTCAAGGATCTTGACTTCGACAAGGCCAAGTGGACCTATCTTGAAGACCCCAAGCTGTGGCAGCAGCTGCCCGATGGTGCGGTCATCCTGCTGGATGAGTGCTACACCGTGTTTCCCAATCGCAACCCGGGTGCGGCGGTGCCTCCGCATGTGCAGGCGATGGCAACGCATCGTCATCGCGGCTTCGACTTCATCATGATCGCGCAGCAGGGCTTGCAGCTTGATCCGTTCCTGCGCGGCTTGTATGAGGAGCACGTGCATGTTCGGCAGACCTCGATCATGCGCAGTAAGACCAAGCTCAAGCGATGGAATCAGTACCAGAACAACGTGCAGGTGCAGTGCACTGACGTGGTCGACTGGGTGCGCCCCAAGTACGTTTTCGACTACTACACCAGCACCACGCTTGTTACCACCAAGCGCACCATGCCCATGTGGATGCGGTGGCTCCTTGTCGGAATCGCCACCGTTTTGTGCCTTCTCCTGATCCTTCGCTGGCACTTCCAGAAGAAGATCGCGGAGTATGCGCCGGCCGCTTCCGCCATCCACTCTGCCGGGACTGGCGCGTCTGGGCCTGCCGCTAGCGGAGCGGGGGCGGGCGCGGGCGCGCCAGTCACCTACGCCACCCCTGCGGATTACGCCAAGGCGCACTTACCGCGAATCGGCACCATGCCCTGGACTGCGCCCATCTACGACCAACGCGCAACCACCACTGATCCTCAGCTAATTTGCATGTCCAGCATGGAGGGCCTTGACGGCCACGGGAACCGCTCAGAAGCGTCCTGCACGTGCATGACGGAGCAGGGCACCCGGTACGAGCTTTCGCAGCCTGAGTGCCGCACGCTGGCGCGTAATGGGCCGGTCTACAATCCGTACAAGACCCAGCGTGAGTTCTCCACCGTGTCTGCACCGCCCCAGCACGCCGCCCAGCCCGTTTCGAGCGGTTCCGATACCGGCATCACCGGAGGTACGATCCCTGCGCGTGACCGGGCCGTAGGCTCGTTCCCTGAGTCTGTCCAGAATCGCTACAGCGGCTCATGATCGGGGTGTAGGGGCTTCGCCCCTACGGATGACGCCTCACACGCGCTGGCCAGACTTCCGCCCCGGTTCCAGCTGGCCAGCTGAAGCTGCTGCGGCACCGGCACCGGGATCACCCACGGACAACCGCTGTTCGTATGTCCGCCTCACGTAGTCGCGCAGGTTGACCACGGCCGCGCGTCGCCCTGCAGGAATCGCCTTTTCCGAACGCCTACTGCTGCAAGGCTTTCCGTGGCGATCTTTCGGCTCGTAGCCGCGGCGTGTGTCTGCCATCATGGCCCGCCATTCCTGCGCAATGCAGGCAGTCAACGACAGCCAGGCCAGATCCTCCGGCAGGAGCTCGCGGCCCTCGGGGGTGACCAGTCGGCCACCCTTGAACGAAAAACCGGCCCAAGGGCCGGTCAGCTTGCGATCACGCATTGGTCAGGCTCCATCTGACGGGTCGGACCCAAGGCAAAGGCAACATCCGTGCCAGTCGGGCCAGCCACAGCCTTACATAATATACATTATGCGAAATGATGTATCGGTCCATCTCGCGGTTCGTAAGCTCCGGCTGGCGCTGGCTCAAGCTCCGGTCGGCTCTTGCTTCCCCTCTCGGACGCCCAACAAGGACCAGATTGCAGGAGGCGTTGTCCGCAGGGGCGCAGCCCAACACCCCCACGTCATTCCTCACGGCAGCGCTGCCAGCCACCGGAAGGTGCAGATACCTGAGCCCAACCGTTAGGCAACTTACGCATGGCTTGGCCGCCGACGCAGGCAAATCCGGACTGCCGTGCGCCATCTGAGCCGAGGCTAGGCAACCGTACAACATCAGCAGACGGCGCTGGCCTGCCCGCACGATGCGCCTCATCCTGAAGCGTACGAGCCTCAAGCCCATCACAGAAAGCCTTCATGCCGGGATGCGGATGCCTGGGCCACCGCTGATCCTCGCAGTTGAACGGGGTTGTGCTTTTTGCCATTGAATTGTGATGCGGCTTTGGAATAGAGGCGAGCGGCTTAGGCTTAGGGCCGGTTGAAGAGTGAATCTGGGCCACTGCAGACGGTGAGAGCACCAATAGAACGCAAGAAACAACGGCTCGGATATCCATGTCCACTCCCTGTTGATGGCCGCGAGGATACCAAAGGACGAGATCGCAGCATGACCGATATGGAATCGCTCGGGGATGGCGGCTCATGATGGGGGAACCCCGGTCGCGGCAGAGCTCATGGGCACATAAAGCGCTCCCAATGGGTTCCATCGAAGCGCAGGATCGCGTCGTCGCCGACAGTCCACATTGCTTCCGCGGTGGCGGATGCGCCGTAGTACGCCAGATGGCCTTCCACGGGCACATCAACCCTTGCCAGCGTGCCGCCAGACAACGCCAACAACGCCCGCTGCGCGCACAAGTAGAGCGTGTCCTGAAACAGGCAGGCATGTTCGATGCTGAGATGCGCCAATGCCGGCACAGTGAGCGTACGCCAGCCGTCCAAGCGATTGCCGCGGAACACCGTGCCCGCATCCCCGGCCAGCACCACGCTGCCATCGGGCATGCAGTGCACTACACGAATGGTCCACACGGAAGGTGATGTTAGCGCCTGCCACTCCCGGCCATCCCAATGCCAAAGTGCACCGCCCTCGCCTGCGGCATATATGTTGTCCGCCCCAAAGCCATCCATCGCGTTGAAACCGCAGGTGACCTGGTCCACCAATGGCGCGTGGCAACCATCATCCATCCGAACCCATCCGTCGGTGCTGCGATGGTGTACTTGGTGCTGCGTGCCGCACGCATACAACTCCCCTGCGATCTGCTGCAGGTTCAACACGTATGCATTGGGCAAGTTCAGCGTTTCATCGTGCGGTGCTTGGCCGGTCGGGTTGATCCGCAGCAGACCTCGCCTGCCCAGCATAGCGAAGGCGAGCGGCTGCTCGTCCGTGGCCTGCAGCAACGTGGCGCCGTACGTGATGTCAGGCAGATCATAGACAAAGTAGAACGTGCCATCGCGTAGCAGCATCACCCGGGTGATGCTGGGGTCGTGGCCCTCCAGGTACAGGTGGCCCAAGAGCAGCGCGACGTTGGGCGCGCCGGATATCACATGGGTGAAATAGAGGTCCGTGTCCTTCCGACCTTCGGTGCTGCGTTCTTCATTGCTCATGCTGAAGGATAATATGCCGCCCTGACTCCTGACAGGCACGTCATCCCGGCCGCCCCCCGCGGAAGCATGCATTCGCCAACTCTGGACCAGCGCTCGCTGCGCTGCACGTTGCGCCATGCCGCCGCGGAGCGCGGGCGGTTGAACCTGCCTGCCCTCATCTATCCCCACAGCCTGCCCCCGGTCCGGTAAGCCAGGAAGGCTCACTGAGTAGTCAGCGGCATTGCTGTGTGACGTCGATGCCGTCACGATGCTTCATGACGAAGGCCTCGAACCCCGACGGTTCCACATAGACCGGGCCGAATTTGGCAGGCTTCCCTTCGGGCACGAAGGTCGTAACCATCTGGCTCTCAAGGTGTGCAATGCCTGGCGCGCGTTGGTCGGCATGTCCAAAAACATGAAGGGTGAGAAGGTCATATCCGTTCTCGACCAGCATCAAGGGAACGCTCTTGCATCGTAGCTCGAACACCTGAGACAGTTCATGCCCTGGGTTGATAACAATTCCCTTGGCGGCATTCTCTTGAGCGAACGTGATCGCACTGGCTCGGATCACCTTGAAATCCTCCGGCGACAATGCCCGGAAGGTCTTGAGCTCAGACTGCAGCACGGTGGGATACGTGATCCAGACGATGCCTGCCGCAACCACCAAGCCCAGGAATGTGAGGAAGGACGTTGCCTTCTTCAT